GCCGCCTCCAACGCCTGGGCCTGTCTCTTCCATCTGCGAATGTTCCTTTCTATGTATCGCTGTACCTGTGTAGCGTCGTACATGCTGATTTTCTCGCCGCCATAATCAACGGTCTTTTTGGCAAGGCTTTTCCGTTCCGCTTCGCTGTATGCGTTTTCGCTAATTCCCTCAAAATACGGGAAAAACGAGTGCCGACAGTTCCACCCCATTAGCCCCTCGCCCGTTCCGTAGCCCGTAGTTTCTACAAACGGAGGATACTTCTTGCTTCTCCCGCTTCGGCTAAAAACCTTTCCCTGCCAGGATTCGTGATTTTGCGGGCCGACGCCTTTATTCCTTGCCCCGGCGTGCGCGGACGTTTGCACCAAATCCACGCCCATTTCCTCAGCCCGTTGCGTCTGAATTACGCCGACGGTCTGCGATACTCCCGTCAGTACGGCCCGCCGCACAGCTACGTCAAGCTGGTCACGATGGCCGCTTTTGTAGTCAATCGTTGTCAGACCAGAATCCGCCACGCGCTTGATAGCTGAGCGGATGGCTTGATCATATGACATCGCCCCGCTGGATACTTGCATGTAGGCCAAATCGGACTCTTGAATAAATGACGCCTGTGCGCTTAGGGCGGTTGTCAGGGTTAGGTTTTTCAGGGTTGCGTTTGTTTTCGCCAGCCCAGCCAGTAATACTTGCTGCATGGCGGGTGACAACTTTAACGGAATAGGCGACAGGCCAGCCGCTTTATAAATCCTGTCGTCAAATTCCATAGACTTGACGCCCGCCCATTTCATCGCCTCGCGCAGTTCGGCTTCGCTCTTTCCCGTTATCTGTGACAGTTGCCTTAGCGCCTCTTCGTACACGCCGCCGCTTTCGGTCAACCTTTGCATTTGCCACGCCGACAATGGGGTCACTTCGCCCATCTTTGCAATGCGGCGGGCAATGTCATTGATTACGGATTGCAGGTAGTTTTCATATACCTCCGTAATCGTTTCGGGCAGGACGTTCAGTTGGTCAAATGTTAGCATTTCCGTTTAGTAGGTCGGCGGGGTTGAACAAGTCGGCGGGGCGCTCCGCGTTGATGGCAAGCAGTTCTTTCTGTGCCATTTCGGGGGTCATACCGTAATTGCGCTCCATAAAGCGGGCTTTAGACATCACGCCAGCCGACAACGCCTGTAAATCCTGTGCAAACTGAGTATTTGAGTCGGTGACAACGCTATCGTCCCAAGTAAAGACAACCTGATACATTCCAGCAGACGCAAGGCCGTACACGGTAGCGTAAACATCCATCGCATACAACAGGTCTTCTAAGGCGTCCTCTAGGGCTTTCTGATTATCCTTGACCAGCGCGGCGGTGCGCTGCTTGGAAGCGACAATCTCGGTAGCGGTCAGGGCGACGCTTTCGGGGTTGGAAATTGTGCCATAAGCCAGTCCACGGTAAATTCAATCTTCCGCAGAATGGCGTCAAGGCCGTTGATAATGTTCTGTTCCCGCAGGGTGGGGGTCCACTCTTTGAACATATCCCCATCGGGTGAGCCGCTTTTCAGCGTGCGGTATAGGCGTTTGTTTGGCAGAATGGGTTTATTATTGGAATCGCGCCCAAATGCCAACTCGTCAACATACAGCGAGCGCTTGCCGCTATCGAACTCCCAAAGCAGGTCAGACCATTGCTTGTCCGCCTGTTCAATCAGTTCAACGGCGCGGGCATACACAGACACGCCAAGCGGAGAGGCGCGGTCAATGTTATTTGCAATGGGCGGCTTATAGTAGCCAACAAGCAGGCGGTCAACGCCTGTAATTACGGCCGACGGCAGGATGCTCGCCCACGCTTCAACGGATTCCAGCGGTACGGGTTGCCCTAAGTCGTTCTTGCTGGTCGAGCGGTACGCCAGGTTTGTGATCTCCGCACCCTCTGGCGTCAGGCGGTGACGCTCAAGGAGGGTGTAGTATGCGTTTGAAATCGTCTTGGTGTCCGCAAACACACAGTCTACAATCCGCCCGCTATCGTCAAACGAGATGGGGTAAAACTGGTCCGCGTAAACAAAGTCAACGGATACCTTGTCGCCATTTACATACGGCTTGAACACAACGCCGCCGATAGCCATGCCATATTCGAGGCGCGGGCGAATACCGTCAAACAACGGGCCAAACTGACCGTATAGATACTCCGCCCTCGGTCCGCCGCTCATTTCCACATCCGACTCAATGGTAACGGCCCGCGCTACTTCACTGGCGACTGCCGCCGCAAGGTTCAGGCTTTTGGTGTCGTTGTTCAGCCACGGCGAATCATTGATATACATCCTGCGCCACAATTCCAGCGCCTCCGCCATTTCGCTAGAAACGGCAACATCAACAGACAGGGCGGTCTTTAGTGTGTTTGCTCCGAACATCTTTTTTATTACCTCTTTTACCCAGGCTAGAATCTTTTGAAACATGCTGCCTCACTGAAACATGCAAAGCGCGGTAATCGGTATCCATCGCGCAGGTTCTATCATTACCCATTCGCCCGTCGGGCTGCTTTGGTCCCGCAGCCTAACGCTTGTCCCATCAGGAATGATGTACAGCACGCCATAAATGCCCGCATCGGGTCCGCCGCGCACCTCTGCGTCTCCGCACACCGTACCCCGTTCGGGTAGTTTATTGCTCATTATTACATCCCCGTCCATAACAACAGTGTCTTTTTGCCGCTCTACCGTGGCGCTTCCAAGCAGGCTAAAAGCCAACGCAATGCTAATCTGAATGTTCATTACTGGCCTCTCTGTCTCCAAATATAGTTAGTCGAATACCGCACGGAGTCAATGGAGTCGTTTTTTGCGTCAGGGAAGGCGCTGATAATCTCGCCGTCTTTCGTGCGCTCGTATTCATAGTTGACGATCTCCTCCGCGTGGTATGGCGCTCGCTTCGGGTCTATTACAATCTCCGTCAATCCCTGTAGCCAGCGCATCGAATATTTGACGCTATCCTTGCCCTTTTCCGCGCCCCTACAATTCGCGCCAAACTGGCGGAAGTCCGCAACACTTTTGGGTTCCGCGCTGTCGGCGATAATCAAGTCGGCGTCCCGCAGTCCATACTCGATCAATTCGTCGTATAGTTCGCGGTTTGACTTTTTCCACGTCCGTAACTCGCCGAATATGTACAGTTTGCGCCGCGCTGCGTCATAGTGGACGCGGGAATAATTGGCGGGGTCCACTGTAAAGCCCCAGTCCAGGCCGTGCAGAACGTGGTCAAACTGTGCAATCTCTTCGTCTGCAATCTCCCGCACCACAACATTCTCGAATACCTGCCCGCCGTTGCCATTGGCAACGCCTAAATACTCATGCTCATACGCGGCGGGGTTGACCTGTTTCAGGTGTTCGGCTTCCGCAAGCCACGGCCTGCCCAACCATTCGGGCGGTACATCAAGGTATGTGCTATGGTGTCGCCACTGTGACGCTTTTTCGATTTGCAGATATTTGTTCACCCAGTGGTCCCGCTTGCGCGGAGTGTTCCACGTTTTGAAGCGGTAAATCTTATCCCCGCCGCGGACAGACTGCTCGATAATGCGGACGGCTTCGGGTCCCCTAAACTGGTCATATTCCTCGAACCACACGAGGCCGATGTATCCAAAGGGCGGCTTGATTGACTTAATTTTCATTGGGTCGTCCGCGCCGCTGAAATATATCTTTTGACCCGTTGGCAGATAGGTAATTTCCATCGGGCTTGTGGTTGACTTGAATTTATCGGCCAATCCTAAATAATCAATGCACCACTTAACTTGTGAATAACTGCTAACCCGCAGGGTGTCGGCAACCTGCCTGAGAAAAAGCGCGTGCATATTGGGGTTTTCTTGAAGTAACTCAATAACATTAAATCCGACAAAGTGCGACTTCGTACTACCGCGCCCGCCGTCCTCTAGGAATTCATCATACAAGCCGCTTCTAACGGCGCGATAAGAGGCAAGAAATGACGGGGCTAAGGCGTGGGCAGGAACGCCCACAAATGGCGGGGCAGATTCTCTTCCGTCCCTACTGTCATCTATATTGTCGCCGTACCCGCGCTCACGGCCCGCCCTGTGGCCCTTTAGCGTCATTGCAATCGCCCACCCCTCGCCGCGCTCGATGGCCTCGTCTAGTTTGTATTCTGCGCGGTCAATGCGGCGGTTTTTCCAGTGGGCAATGATTTCCTGCGCCGCCGCGCTGTCTGCAATGTAGCGCTCGATGGTGGGAAACGAGACGCCCAATAGTTCCGCCGCGCCTGTTTTCAGGCCGTGGGACTGCTTTAGGGCTTCTATTACTTGCTCTTCTTTTAGCTTTTTCTTTGCCATATAAGACTCATTAATTGATTGTTGGGCGGGAAACTTCGCCGCCCCACCCGCTTTCTGTAATCGGAACGGCGGCTACTTCCAGAACTGCGCCGCCCCGTTTGCACTCCATTAGCTTTGTCGCTTCACTGATTGCGGTTTCAGGCAGGTCAAGCGTTACCCGCAGGCCGCCGTCAATCAGCGTTTGTACTTTGTACACGCCTGCGCGAAAGCGTATCACTGTTTCGTCGCTCATTGCGCCGTCCTTTCGGCTTGCTTCTCA